ACAAAACAATGTAATTACTAAGAATGGAATTAAATATCCGGGTAATGAGCACATTGGATGCTTTGGGTGTGACCCATATGATATATCTGGAACAGTAGATAAAAAAGGATCTAAAGGATCACTTCATGGAAAAACAAAATTCTCTATGGAGGATGTTCCACCGGAGCATTTCTTTTTAGAATATATAGCTAGACCACAAACCGCTGAAATATTTTTTGAAGACGTATTAATGGCGTTAGTATTTTATGGTATGCCATTACTTGCGGAAAATAACAAACCAAGACTTTTATATTATTTAAAAAGAAGAGGTTATAGAGGTTTTTCAATGACAAGACCTGATAAGGTTTGGAATAAACTCTCTGTAACTGAAAAAGAGATTGGAGGAATACCAAACTCTAGTGAAGACATTAAACAAGCTCATGCTGCGGCTATAGAATCTTATATAGATCAATATGTAGGTGAAAAACAGACAGATATGGGTGATATGTATTTTAATAAAACACTTAACGACTGGTCTAGATTTGACATCAACAAAAGAACTATGTTTGATGCCACTATTAGCTCAGGCTTGGCAATAATGGGTTGTAACAGAAACATGTACAAACCCGTGCCAGATAAAAAAAATATATCAATTAATCTAGGTTTAAAAAGATACGATAACTCTGGATATAGTTCAAAAATAATAGAATAAATGGAGCAAACTCAACCAAAAGGCTTATTTCCAAGTCACACAGTTCTTGATGTGGAAAAGTCTAGTTATGATTACGGCTTGCAAGTTGCAAGAGCGATTGAATCAGAGTGGTTTAAAAAAGACGCTGGTGCTACAAAGTATTATGCGTCAAAAGATAATTTTCATAGACTAAGACTATATGCAAGAGGTGAGCAGTCTGTACAAAAGTATAAAGATGAATTATCTATTAATGGCGATTTGTCGTATTTAAACTTAGATTGGCGACCAGTGCCAATTATCCCTAAATTTGTTGATATTGTAGTTAACGGTATACAAGAAAGAACTTATAGTATATCTGCTTTCAGTCAAGATGAAGAATCTACTAAAAAGCGCACGACGTATATTAATAATATCATGCGCGATATGAATAATAGAAAGCTTCTTGATGAAATACAAAATCAAACAAGTATTTCTCTTTATCAAACAGATCCAGAGAAACTACCTGAATCTACAGAGGAACTTTCTGTTCATATGCAGCTTGACTATAAGCCGTCTATTGAAATAGCAGAAGAAGAGGCAATCAATAATGTTTTTGAAATTAACAAATACAATCTTGTTAAAAAAAGACTTGATTATGATATTGCCACTATTGGTATGGCATGTGTTAAAAGCACATTTAATACAGCTGAAGGCATTAAAATAGAATATGTTGATCCAGCTGATATTGTATATTCATATACTGATTCTCCATACTTTGATGATTTATATTATGTAGGTGAAGTGCGTAGAATCTCAATCATGGAGCTTAAAAAGTTTTTTCCTCAATTAACTAATGAGCAAGTTAAAGAGATTGAAGATCTTCACTACTCTAATTCAATGTATAGATCTTACTCTTCTAAAGGTAGAGATGAAGATAACTTTGTTGAGGTTTTGTTTTTTGAATATAAAACATATAGAAACCAAACATATAAAATAAAGCAAACAGCTAGCGGCGCACAAAAAGCTATTGAAAAGACTGATGAATTTGATCCACCGAAAGATCAAAGATCAATGTTTGAAAAAGTCCAGAGATCTATTGAAGTGCTTTATGAAGGAGCAAAGATCATTGGTTATGACAAGCTGTTGAAGTGGAAGTATGCAGAAAATATGACAAGGCCAAAGTCGGACATTACTCGTGTTAACATGAGTTATGCCATCGTTGCTCCTAGAATTTATCGAGGGGTACCTGAGTCTTTAGTTTCTCGTATGACAAGTTTTGCTGATATGATTCAGCTAACACACTTGAAGTTGCAGCAGGTTTCATCTAGAGTTGTACCAGATGGTATCTATATGGATGCTGATGGTTTAGCTGAAATTGATCTTGGTAATGGAACTAACTATAGTCCACAGGAAGCTTTAAATATGTACTTCCAAACTGGTAGTGTTGTTGGTAGATCAATGACGGCAGACGGAGATATGAATCCAGGTCGTGTTCCAATTCAAGAGCTTCAGTCAGGATCTGGTGGTGGTAAAATACAAAGTCTTATTGCTTTGTATAATTACTATCTACAAATGATGCGTGATGTTACAGGTCTTAATGAAGCAAGAGATGGTAGCACACCAGATAAAAATGCATTAGTTGGTTTGCAGAAAATTGCTGCAGCAAATTCTAATACCGCTACAAGACATATTCTACAGGGAAGCTTATATCTCACATTGAAAATGGCTGAAGTTGTTTGCTTGAGATTGTCAGATGCTTTAGAATATGCAAATACTAGAAACTCTTTTATCAACTCGCTTGGTAAATTTAATGTAGCTACTTTAGATGAACTTAAAGATCTTCATTTGCATGATTTTGGTATATACATAAATCTAGCACCAGATGAAGAAGACAAGCAAAAGCTAGAAAACAATATTCAGATCGCATTACAAAGAGATCAAATATCACTAGAAGATGTTATTGATATTAGAGATATTAATAATATTAAGCTTGCAAATCAATTACTAAAACTAAGAAAGCGTAAGAAGCAAGAGGCCGATCGAAAAATGCAAATGGAAAATATCCAAGCGCAGTCACAGTCTAATGCTCAAGCAGCTCAAGCTGCCGCTGAGGCTGAAATGCAAAAAGAACAATCATTAGCACAAACCAAGGGTCAACTCTTACAATTACAAAGTCAAGTTGATATAAGCAAAATGGAAAGAGATGCTGAAATCAAAAAAGGTTTAATGCAATATCAGTTCGAACTTGACATGCAACTTAAACAGTTGGAATTACAGGTGATTAGTAATAAAGAAAGTTTAAAAGAAGATCGCAAAGACAAGAGAACTAAAATCCAAGCTAGTCAACAAAGTGAGTTGATTGATCAAAGAAAAAACAATAAACCACCAAAAGACTTTGAAGCAGAAAATAATCTGCTAAGTGGTTTTAATATTTAATTATATATTTTTTTATTATGTCTGAAGAAACAGAAAAAACAGAAGCAGTAGAGACAACTGTAGAAACAAATTCTAGCGATAAACCAATTGTTGAAAAAACAAACGATGGTTATAAGCTAGATTTCTCTAAAACAAAAGAAAATAACGATGCCGTTCAAGAGCAAAGCACAGATGAAGGCTTGTTGGGCGATATACAACAAGGAGAAGAAACAAAACAAGATCCCAAGGTGGGATTGCAAGAAGTGGTCGAAGAAGACAAAGAAGAAACTGTCTTAGAAGAAATCACGGATACTAGTGTAGAAGATAAAACTCAAGAATTTAAAACTACACAAGAGGTTGAGGCTACGGAAGAACAAGTTGAGCAAATAAACGAAGAGCTAGATAATAATCCAGGTTTAGAGTTACCTGAAAATGTTCAAGACTTAGTTAAGTTCATGAACGAAACTGGTGGATCGTTAGAAGATTACGTTAGATTAAATGCTGATTATTCTAGCGTTGATGATAAAACTTTACTTAAAGAATACTACAAATCAAAAAAGAAAAATCTTACAGATGATGAGATTAACTTTTTGATTGAAGATAAATTTGCTTTTAATGAAGACATCGATGAAGAAGTCGATATTAAAAGGAAAAAGTTGGCGTTCAAAGAAGAAGTTGGAGAAGCAAGAGAATTTTTGAATGGTCTGAAGGATCAATATTACAAAGAGGTCAAGTTGGGCTCTAAGTTACCTCCAGAACAACAAAAAGCAATTGACTTTTTTAACAGATACAATAGCGACCAACAAAAAGTGCAAGAACTAGCACAAAAGCAAAAACAGCATTTTATTAATGAAACGAATAAAATTTTCAATGAAGATTTCAAAGGTTTTGATTTCAATGTCGGAGAAAAGAAATTTCGTTATAATGTAAAAGATGCTGAATCAGTTAGAAAGCAGCAGGGTGACTTGTTAAATGTATTTGGTAAATATATTAAAGACAACATGTTACAAGATGCGGGGTCTTATCATAAGGCTTTGTTTGCTGCAAATAATCCTGATGCGATTGCTAATCACTTTTACGAACAAGGTCGAGCCGATGCTGTAAAAGGCATGACAGCTGAAGCTAAAAACATAAACATGGATGCGCGTAAAACCGCTAATGAATATGTACAAGCTGGGGGTGTTAAGGTTAGAGTTGTTGGTGGTGATTCAAGTTCAAAATTAAAAATGAAAATAAAACGCTAAAAATTAATAAAAAATGGCTTTAAATTTTGCTTTGGGTAATGCAGCTCCAGAACTTGCTGGACTTACCCCAAATAAAACCACGTTGGCTAGCAACTATGTAAACTTTAATAGTGCTACCTTCAACACGTGGGCGCAACAATACCTGCCTGAGGTTTACGAGGCAGAAGTTGAAAGATACGGAAACAGATCTGTATCATCTTTCCTTAGACTTGTAGGCGCTGAAATGCCTATGGCTTCTGATCAAATCGTTTGGTCTGAGCAAGGTCGTCTACACCAGTATATCAACGCAACGTTGGTAACTGATGGTTCTAATGTTAACGTTATCAACACTATTACTGCTCCTGTTGCTGGTGCTCACGCTATCAGAAAAGGATCTACAGTTGTTGTTCAAGATGCTGCTGGAAAATCTCAGCGAGCTCTTGTAACACTTGGTGTTGAAACTAGCACAACTCAGATCACTGTTGCTTCTTACGCAAACGCTACTGGTCTTGTAGCTGCTGGTTTGACTGCTGGTGCTGTTAAGGTTTTCGTATTCGGTACTGAATTTGGAAAAGGTACTAATGGTATGACTGAAAGCCTTGAGCCTGAAGTTAATACTTTCAGTAACAAGCCAATCATCCTTAAGGATAAGTTTGAAGTTTCAGGATCTGATGCTTCTCAAATTGGTTGGATTGAAGTTTCTGGAGAATCTGGACAGTCTGGATACTTGTGGTACATGAAAGCAGAAGGTGATGCTCGTACTCGTTTCGAGGATTACATTGAAATGGCAATGTGTGAAGCACAAGAAAGAGTGGCAAGTCACGCTGGATTTACAGGTGATTTTGCTAACGCTACTGGTTCTCAAGGTCTTTTTGAGGCTCTTGATGCTCGTGGTATTGAGTTTGAAGATTTGTCTGACATCGGTGTTTCTGGTTCTGATTTTGAAGGAGATGTTGATCTTATAATTCAAGAGCTTGACAAGCAAGGTGCTATTGAAGAAAACATGCTTTTCTTAAATCGCGCTTCTTCTCTTGCTATTGATTCAGGTCTTGCTGCTGCAAACTCTTATGGATCAGGTGGTACATCTTACGGTGTATTTGAGAACAGTGAGGATATGGCATTGAATCTTGGATTCTCTGGTTTCCGAAGAGGTTCTTACGATTTCTATAAGACTGATTGGAAATACTTAAACAATGAGGCTACTCGTGGTCAAGTTAATGATGTTGAAGGAGTATTGGTTCCTGCTGGTACATCTTCTGTGTATGATCAAATCATGGGTAAGAATATCCGTCGTCCATTCCTTCACGTACGATACAGAGCTTCTGAAGCTGATGATCGTAAGATGAAGTCTTGGGTTACTGGTTCTGTTGGTGGCGCCGCTACTTCTGATCTTGACGCAATGCAAGTTCAC